TGGGGCAGACAGTAACCACCCGATTGAAGCATATGTAAACGATGATCCAATGCAGTTGTATGTAATTGCAACGGATGCTTCGTGGACAAGCAAAGCAACGGCTCGTGCCGCAGTTTTTGCTAATGCTAACTTCTCAACCACTATTACAGGAACAGACACTACGGGAGTATCGTTAGGTCGCCTTGCGATCAGCACGATTGCTACCACAGCTGCTCTGCAAATGAGAGTAATGGGTTGGGTCGATGATCCAGAGAATGCTGATTTTGCAGCGGCTGGTATCGGGGCAATTGTCAGGTTGAATAACCACTTCAATAGCAACAATGGTGCTATTGCGGCTGGTACTCCTTCAACCACTGGCGTATAGGAGTATTGAGAAATGGCTATTAGTCGAGCGCAACTAGCGAAAGAGCTAGAGCCTGGCCTCAATGCCCTCTTTGGACTTGAGTACGCTAGGTACGATAATGAGGCTGGTGAGATATATGATACGGAATCTTCGGAACGTGCTTTCGAGGAAGAAGTAATGCTCTCTGGCTTTGGAGCGGCCCCTGTTAAGTCAGAAGGAACTGCGGTTTCTTTTGATGATGCACAGGAAGCCTACACCGCAAGGTACACGCATGAGACTATCGCTCTTGCTTTCTCCATTACGGAAGAAGCAATTGAAGATAATCTTTATGACCGCCTTGCTTCCCGTTACACAAAAGCTTTGGCGCGTAGTATGGCCAACACCAAGCAGGTGAAGGGCGCAGCTACCTTGAACAATGCTTTTGACAGCACCTATACGGGTGGTGACGGAAAAGAGCTTTGTGCAACGGATCACCCTCTTGTGAATGGTAATGACCTTCGCAATGAGCCCAGCACAGCGGCTGATCTAAACGAAACAAGTCTTGAGAACGGACTTATTGACATTGCTGCCTTTGTCGATGAGCGCGGACTTAAGGTTTCGGTTCGTGGAATGAAAATGATTGTTCCGCCAGCGTTACAGTTTGTGGCGGATCGTCTTCTTGAATCCACTCTTCGTCCAGGTACGGCGGATAACGATGTTAATGCCACGCGCAACATGGGTATGTTGCCGCAAGGTTATGTCGTTAACCACTACCTAACCGACACGGATGCGTGGTTTATTAAGACGGATGCACCTAGAGGTTTCCTACATTTTGAAAGGATGCCTATGTCCACTAAAATGGAAGGTGATTTCGATACAGGAAATGTAAGGTTCAAGGCCCGTGAGCGTTATAGCTTCGGGTACTCTGACCCACGTACTGTATTTGGTTCTCCTGGTGCGTAACTACTGAAGTTGGGGGGAGCTTGTCTCCCCCCTTTTTCTGGGAATCATAGCCCTAGCGACTGTCCCAGCAGACGCTTACAAGACACTAGGGCAAAACCTTTGTAAGAAGGATAGCTAAAATGGCTAACACAACTTTTAATGGTGCGGTTAGGTCTGAGAATGGCTTTAAGGTCATCAACATCAATTCTACCACTGGGGCGGTTACTGAAACTTCTTCTGTTGCCTCTACTGGTATTTACACCAACAAGTATATTAAACACGTTGGTTACGCCACGGGCGTTACTGTAAACACAACGGCTGGTGATAGCCCTGCTATTGGTGAGTTTACGCAACCTGCTAACACAATCATAACAAACATTAAAATATTTTGTGCCACGGCTCCTGTTATTGGATCTGGCGATATTGGTTACGAGGTCGGAACCTCAAGTTCTGGGGCAGAAATCGTAGCGGCAATAACAGATGAAATTTTGGATGGTGGTACTACCGTTGTTCTAGGAAACGTAACGACTACAACTTTGGTTGTGCAAACTCAAAACGCAGCAACTGCCCCAGCATCTGTGCAGTATGCTTCTGCTGAACGAACCATATATTGTAATGTTACAAACACTGCGGATGCTACCACAGCGGGTTCTTTCACCTTCATCATTGAGTATGTGCAAATTGCCTAGATAGATGGAGTAACTTAAATGGCTGATGTTTTTGTAGAAAAAGTCATCGAGGATGGTCCCCGTAACTTTGTTAAATCTTTTTCGTACACACACGTTGACACTGCACAAGCTGCGGTTATGGCGGTAGACGTTTCTGGATTATCCGCTCTTCAAGATGGAACGGCTTGCACCGGAGTTCGTATTAATAAAATACATTTTAGTACGTCAAATCTTGAATTAAATATTTTATGGGATGCCAGTACAGATGTATTAGCGGTAGTTCTACCAACAGATTATCAAGGTATCTTTGATTTCTCTTCCTTTGGGGGCTTGGTAAATAGTGCTACAAGTCCTACTGGGGATATTAGATTCACTACTGTGGGGGCTGCGGCTAATGATGACTACACCGTGGTCCTCGAATGCATTAAAGAGTTCTGATGTCGGACGACCTTTCTCGTAAGAATGAGCTTGAGCTTGTCTCTATTCGAGGCGATCTCAAACTTCTATCTCAAAAGATAGATGTCTTGAAACATAATGATCTTTACCACGTGCAGAAATCCCTTGATAGGGTTATTAAACTCTTATGGGGAGTGGGCTTTTTAATACTTGGGCAAGTAATAATAGGCTTACGCATGACGGTTTGGGGCTAGGAGATATGTAATGGCAACGTCTGGATCGGTTGATTTCAACCTGGACATGGCAGAAATTACAGAGGAAGCCTTTGAAAGGTGCGGTCTGGAGCTAAGAACCGGGTACGATGCAAAAACTGCCCGGAGGTCGCTCAACCTTTTGTTTGCGGATTGGTCCAATAGAGGTCTTAACCTCTGGACAGTTGAACAGGTAACGCAATCTTTGGCTCAATTATCTACTTCTTCTGCTGTTGCGGCCTACCCAATTGGAACTATTACCATGACGGTTGGTGCTTCCGGCAGCTTAAGCGTAGGAGAGACTATTACTGGTGGTACTAGCGGCGTTACTGCATCCATTATTACGAAGCCTTCAGGAACTACTCTTACCATCACTGTACCAAGCGGAAACTTTACTGCCGGGGAAACCATTACGGGGTCTTCGAGCGCAGCGTCAACAACGGTAAGTTCAGATCCCTCTCTTTCAGACGTACAGGCCACAGTGGACGTTCTGGAGGCTGTAGTTCGTAGAGACAGCGAGGACATTTCCGTAACCAGGATAGGAAGACAGGACTATATAAGCATCCCTAAAAAGACCACACAGGGTCGTCCTACCCAATTTTTTATAGATCGGCAGATTACTCCCACGTTAACAGTTTGGCCTGTTCCAGAGAATTCTACAGATCAGCTAGTATACTATCGTATAAAGCGAATGGACGATGCTGATGCTTCCACAGACAACGCACAGATACCCTTTCGTTTCTTGCCGTGCCTTGTTGCCGGTTTGTCTTACCAAATAGCACTTAAAAAATCTCCGCAGCGGGTGGAAGCTCTTAGGATGATCTATGAAGAAGAGTTTGCTAGGGCTGCGGCGCAAGACATTGACCATGGAGTTCCGTTAAGACTTGTTCCCACCTTCCAATCGTTAAGGGTGTAACATGGCCAGGTATGCCGGCGGCAAATACGCATTAGGAATATCGGACAGGTCTGGTAGAGCCTATTCTCTAAGCAATATGATCCGCGAATGGAATGGCTTTTTAGTTGGTAAGGATGAGTATGAATCCAAACAGCCGCAGTTAACCCCTCCTAAACATATAACAGATCCTCAAGCTTTACGAATTAGCCGTCCTGACCGCACTGAGCCAGTGTCGCTTGTCTTGCTTGCTTTTAATTCTTTTAAGTCAGGATCAAGCGGTTCAGCAGTTATTACTGTAACAGAGCCAGGGCATGGAAGAAGTACGGGGGATATTGTACGATTTAGGGATGTAGAGGCGTTTGACGGTTTTACTGAGGCCGTTCTTGAAGTCGCAGCCGGAAGAACTATTACCAAAATAGACGACGACAGATACAGCTTTACAGCTAGTAGCGGAACGGCAACAACTGGGAATGTTACAGGAGGCGGGGGCTTTGCCTCTGCTGGTCCTGTAACTTTGAGTGCATAAAATGGCCTTTACTTTTACTACATTAAAGACGGCGATACAGGAATATACCGATAATACTGAAACTACTTTTGTAAGCCAGTTAAGTAGATTTATTATCAATGCGGAAGAGCGCATTCTTAAAGAATGCCAACTGGACGATTTTCGCAAGAATGTTACAGGTTCTGCCACCCAGTCCAACAAGTTTCTTACAAAACCAACAGACTTTCTGGCGCCCTTCTCATTAAGTATAGTCAACAGTTCAGCTAACGAATTTCTTGAATACAAGCATGTAACCTTTTTACAGGACTACACCCCAAATCCTGCAACAACAGGAACGCCCAAGTATTATGGGGATTGGGATGAGGACACTTTTTTGTTGGCCCCCACTCCTGACGCTAGTTTTACAGCAGAATTACATTATTTTTACCGACCACAGTCAATAACCGCGTCTGACGACGGCACTAGCTGGCTTGGGACAAACGCCGAATTAGCTTTGCTATATGGAGCTTTAGTGGAAGCATATACCTTTATGAAAGGCGAACAGGACTTGTTGACTTTATATAACGGCAGGTTTCAGGAATCCATACAATGGCTTAAAAATCTTGGGGAAGGAAAGCAGACCAGGGATGAATACAGGTATGATAGCCTTAGAAGGGATGTTGCTTGATGTTTGATTCTAAGGATTTCTGTGCGACGAGAGAAAGTTTAAAAGGAGCACATGTAGCTATTGTAGGACTTGGAAATACGCAAGGAACTTTTACTTCTTCTGTAGCCAACGGTAAGAATTTTGATGAAGTGTGGGCGATTAATTCCATGATGGCTCCTATAAAACATGACCGTGTTTTTATGATGGACCCAGCATCAAGGTTTCTGGATACGGAAAACGCAGGTTCCCAAACCGAAGCCCTTCGTAAAACGCTTGGATCGCACCCAGGACCAATATACACATGCATTCTGGACGAAAGAGTTCCGGGTGCCGTTCTTTACCCCCTCGAAGAAGTGGTTAAGGATACGGGACTGTGCTATTTTAATAATACGGTTCCTTACGCCATAGCTTTTGCTGTTTACCATAAAGTCACGCATCTTTATCTTTACGGAATAGATTATTCGTATAAATCTAACCTTGTTATGGCAGAAGCTGGGCGGGCTTGCACAGAGTTTTGGCTTTCAGCGGCTGTTGCCCGTGGAATGAAGGTGGAAGTAGCACAGGATTCATCCCTTTTAGATACAAATGTTCCAGACGAGGAAAAACTTTACGGATACCACAGACTAGATGATCCACTTGTTATGTCCGTTGAAGACGGTGCTTTGACAGTGACCAAAAAGTCAGAAACAACGCCCCCAGAACCTGTGGATAAACCTGTTTTGTACGGTAGACACGATAAGGTGGTTGCATTGAAAGAGGCGGTAAATGTTTGAGGTAGACGCTTCGATTTCCATGGGAAAGGTTTCTGTTATTACAACCGACAACAGAGGACTTTCGGTAGAAGAAGTAGCTCAGATGGCGGTAGACAAGATACTTTATGTAGCTGAAGACGCCCCCAAACCCCTTTGTGAACAGGCAAAGGCTTTTAAAGACACCGTTCGTGAGGTTATAGTCTATTATATGAAACATGCTGTGGACCAGGACAGGGCCACGGTTGCCGCCAGATTACGAGAAGCTGGTTATCCTGAACTGGCAAAAAATTTAAGGAGTTTATGATATGGCGATTACAACAGCGATGT